AGACATAGCGTTTCTATTTTCCATCATAGGATACAAAACGCCATCTTTTAATTTTGATATTCTTATAAAATCAACATAATCTGAAGGCATAACGTATTTTAAGCTAGACTCTACTACATCCTCTACTATCTTAGTAGATTTGAATGCATCGTAGTTTAATTCTTTTACTGCTTGCTTAGCTGTAAATCTAACCTTATAAGCTGGTACGTTATCTACCTTTTGATCTTCACCTACATACATAAGCATGTAGTTTTTAACTATATCTTTTAATGATATATACTGATAAGAACCATGGTTTTCTGATGCCGCTCCTCCACTGCCTAAATAATATTGATAATCTGTTAAATATGCCATGCCTTATTTTTGTTCTTGTTTTTCTTGTATTTCATCAGACTTAGCTGCTTGCACTACTTGCGGATCGCTTATCTGAACACCAGAGTACTGTAATATTTTTAAAACTAAATTTGTCTCCTCATCTTGTAATAATTCAAAATCTTGATAGTCTGAACTTTGAGAGTTAAAAAGTGGTTCCCCACCCGTTAAAGTTACATATGTCCACTTTGGGTCTCTTGGATATCTTATATAGTTTATTATTTGATTACTAGCTATAGTTGTAGGATATATTTTTATTTGGTTTTCAGGAGTCCAAGTTGTGTTATTTTTTATAACATATACAGGGTAGTCCGCAGTTGGTGTTGTGTCTAACGAAGATGTTAGCTTTAAAAGTTGATGCTCTTCAACTCTTTCTACAACTACGCCATCCGCTGAAATAACCCCCAATGAATAAGCATCTGTAGGTAATTCAAAATGAGTTGTAGTACCATTATATGTTAATGTAGACTCTGTTCTAAATCTATTTATTGCTTCTGCTATTCTACTAGGGACATCACCTAATCCACTATTATACAAACGTGCGTTACGTTTTTTTACAGCTATACTATAATCATGCATATACTGTTCAAATATTTCCATTTGAGCATTCTTAGCATAAAGATTAAACTGCTCTGGTGTTATGTAACCGTTGTTATCTTTACTTAGGATTGCAAGTACAGTATTTCTTACGTCATTAATCATGCTGATGAGTTTTATACAAAGATAAACAAAAAAAAGGTCAATATATATACACAAAAAAAAGACCCTTCAAAAAGAAAGGCCTTAATTTTATAATTAGAGCTATAATTATACTAAACTCCAATCAGTGATAGCTGTACCTGCTGGGATAGTAACTGGTACTACTGCGTTTGTCCAACTTGTTTCTGCTGCTGTTTTTAATGCAGCGTTAACATTGTCAACTAATGCTTGAGTTACACTTGTACCTTCCACTTTTATCTTAACTGAGCTTCCTAGTCCAGCAGTAAAAATGTGAATGTGAGTAGCTGCCATGTATTGAGCAATGATTCCTCCTTCTGTCGGTACGTAAAGAACGCCATCATTAGACGTTGTAATTGATAAATACTTTGTCATAATAAAAAAAATTTATGAGTTAATAAAGTACAAAGGTACAAATTATATTACAACTCTTCGAGCAGTGAAACTAGCTCGTTGTATTTCTTTACACCTTCCTTATCATTGTGAAAATAATCGGTAAGAGCATCCATATGATCCTCACCGAAAGGAACTCTAAACAAAAGTTTTTTATTGTCCTTCAAGTTATACCAAACCTCTGAGTTCTTTTTTCTAAATGTTATAAGCTTAGCATCTATAATGTTAGCTATAGTATTATCCGTCTCAACCTCTACATTGTCAAACATGTCTAAAAACTCTGCTGGATATCTTTTAGCGAAAACTCTAACATCACGCTTTATCTCATCCGCATACATTTTATCAACTTTATTAGGAGCAATATAACGCATTACAGCCTCTAATTCTTTCATGCTTAACTCTCTAGATAGTTTTTGAGCTTCAAACTCAAGATCCATAGACTCTACTTGTTTTTTAGCTTCTGCTTCATGATTCATTTCATAAAAAAGAGTACCTCCATTTTTTACGTTGTCTGGGTGGTAATCTAAAAATTTCTGAAGAGTCATTTTTCTATTCTCAACAACTAAAGTGCCATCAATAAAAACAATGTGACCAAGCCTAGCTTGTCCATCTTGCTCATCTTGAAAAATGCTTGATTGATTTGTAGCGTATCTTAACGCTCTATTTTCTTTTCTTTCTGGATCTAACCACGTTAAGTCTTTACTTCTTGAGTGTTTAGTTGCGATCATACATGTTAGTGGTGTCTTTCCACCTGTAAGTCGATATACCTTTGAATTTGATTTCATTGTATTTAAATTTTATTATAATTAAAAAAAAATAAAGGGAGAAGAAGTATTCCCCTCCCTTTAATATTCACTATTAAGCGTTAAATAGGAAGAAGTTGTTAGCTCCTAAAGTGCAAAGTGCTCTTTCAGACAAGAAGTGTACCTCCATTGCATCTAAAGAACTTGTTGCAGCTCCACCAGCTGAACCTGTCATCCATGTTTTATACTTACGAGATTCTGCTTGAGACTCTCTATATCGTACGTGTAAGAATGGACGCTTAGCATTCTTACCCATTACTTGATCGTAAACAGTCATTGTTCCTGCTGGAACCATGATACCATTTATTGCACCTCCTGTGATACCTCCACGAAGCGTAGCATCGTTTAAGTATTTCCAGTCAGTTTTGTAGAACTCATATCCTCTAGTGAAACCATCAAAACCTAAGTTTAATGCCATGCTTTCATCGTTATCGAATAAACCATAAGATGTTCCACCTGGGTTAGAGTTTTGAGCTGCTAACATATCATCGATATCGAATCCGAACTGACGATTTAAGAAAAGCACATTTTCAGCGATAGCTCCTTGCTTGTCAAGTCTTTCAACGATAGAATCAATATCAGCTAATGTAGATGGATTACCTCCAGACCATACATTACCTCTGTCGTTTACAGTATAGAATAAACCTTCTGTACCACCTTGAGCATCAGTTCCACCTGTATTACCAAAGTGCTTTGCCGCACCTCCTTCAGCTACTGCTGGTTCTGCTTCAACTAAAGCCATCTCCATGTAATCTTCAAAACGAAGACGAGTTTCATGTTCAGACTTTATGTACCATAAGTATCCAGTTGCTCCATTTTCTGAAGTAACCTCTACCCATCCGATTTGTGCCATATCAGAACCTGAAACAAGATACTTATCTTTAATAATAATTGGCTTATTATCAAAAATACTAGATTCAGCTTCTAAAGCTCCAACCATTCCTTCTGTTCCTTTTGCAAATTCAGAACCATAAACATATGCTACAACATCAGTGGCACCGTTAAATGGAGATGTACTATCTATCTTTTCATAGTAAGCTACTCTAAAAATATCTACTGCGTTCCCTGTTGTTGCTCCACCAGCTCCTACTGCTGTAACAACTGCTTTTTTAGATACTCCTTTAGTTGCTGATGAAAGTAAAACAGTTTGTCCTACTCTAAAAGTACAAGTAACTGTTGCTCCTGAAGCATCTACTGGTACTTCAAATTCATCATGAACATTTTCAGAAAAGTTACCTTGTGTACATCCTTCATATTTAGTATGAAGACGTCCTTGCTCTGACCATTTAATAAGGTCTGAGTTTGTTGGAGACTCTGCTCCTACCATTCGCAAAAATGATGCGATTGATCTGTTACCATAACGCTCGAACTCTTGTTCGTGTGTATCTGGAAGATACTGACTCAAGAAGTCAAAGTTAGTTATGTAATTATTAGGTGTTGCCACCTTGCTTGGTGCAGGAGTTATATTTACTCCTGGACTAGCCGCTACTGATCCAGCCATAATTTTAATTTTTAAATGTTAGTTATTATTTATTTCTACTTTTAATAACCAAGCGATTTCCGCTACCAGGATTTACAACACGATATTTTTGTGGCTCAGATACTTTCTGTTGTGTTGGTTTAGCTTTCATATCTACATTCTTTGCTTCCTTTGCATCTTTTGTTATTGCATCGGCAGCACCTTTTTCGTATGCAAACTTAAATAAAGCGTCTGGATTCATTGCTGCATTCAAAGCTTTATGATAAGCGTTAGCATCTTTAAGTAGACCGTTTTCATCTAGATGTTTATTTATAAAATTCATTGCATCAGATTGAACGTCTTTAATCTTATCAACATCATTTATTTTAAAAGTAACTTTCTCTTCTCCTACTTGGTATCCGAAACCTTCGAAATTTTTAGAGAAAAGCTCGTTTGTCTTTTTAGAAAAATGTTCCGACCTTCTTTTTATGTCTTCCTTATTTGCTTCTTGTTGCTTGGTACTTTGCTTGTACTGCTCAAAAAGTTCTTTATCTTCATTAGAAATAAAACCGTCTCTTGACTCAAGAGGTGCCTTATATTTTTCCTTTTGATTATTAAAGAATTTTCTTGCTTCTGCAAGCATTTTCTTTTTTGCTATTTTTTTACTTCGTATTTCTACATCGTCATCTATTTCATCATCAAAAGAAAATTTTTGCTCCATTTCAAATGAAACATCATCTCTATCAAACTCAGGATTTTGTGTAGATATATACTCAGCTATAATAGCATCTGGAGACTCGTTGTCAAAATCTTCGATTCCTCTTCCTGTCTCCTGTTTATATTTACGTAAGGCTTCTAAATCTTTAGACAACTCTTTTTCTACAACTTCCTTTTGTAGCAAGTCATCGTAAGATAATTCTTCCTTACCGAATTTTTTTCTAATATGTGAAAGAACGATTTCGTCATCCAATTCTACAGGTTTCTCTTCGATAACCTCTTCCTTTTCCTCCGATTTATTTTCTGCTACTGGCTCCTCTTGATTAACAGGTTCTTCTGTTTTATCTTCTGCTAGAGAAACTTTTGCAATTTCTTCTTTTTGTTCTGTGCCTTGCTCTTTTTCATGCTTAGCAACTAACTCTTGTTCAATTTCTTGTGTTGACTTTTCTGTAGCGTCAACAGACTTTACTGATTTAAATTCCATTTTATTATATTTAATTATTACAAAGGTAGTAAAAAACTACTAACCAAATGATTCAAGCCCAAAACCATCTAATGTATCTTCATTAGATTCAAAATTTATAGGCGGTGTATTGTCCTTTCTTTGTTGTATTAAAGCGGACTGTTGCGTTGACTGTTTGTCAAGTCTTCTATCTTTTCTATCTTCTTTTTCTCCTTCTCTTTTACTTAATCCTTGCACCTCAACATCTTTTAATTGCATATTATAGTTAAACTCTTCTTCCATAAGAACTTTTTTAGCATCTACCTCAAACTCTAATTTTCTTATATCTGCGTTAGCTTGAGCCTCTACAAGTTGCATTTTACCTTGAATTATTGCTTGCTCTGTTTGCATTTTTGCTTGAGCTGCTGCTTGTTGTGACCTCATATTTGCATCAGATTGAGCTTGTATTTCTTGCATTTTTTGCTGTTTATCTCGCTCAAACTTTTGTCTACGCTTTAATTTAAGCAACTCATTCCCCATTTTAAGGTTTTTACAGTTACGTATATCTATAGCGTCTTCAAGTTCAATAGCGTTCTTAGATAAAGCTTGTTGTATATTTTGTTCTATTAATTGTTTTTCTTCTTCATCTGGAGATACATCTATAAATATTCCAAATGATGCTAAATATAATTTTTTAATATCATCTAAAATAGATACATTATACTTGCCTATTTGATTTGCAAACTCCTCCTTATCATCAGAGAACTCTAAAATATCTGAAATTCTAAGAGATAAAGCTTCTGCTAATTTTTTAGTTACATGTAAACTTGCGTTTAATATGTGTCTTGTGGCTGTGTTTGAATTTAAAGCTGCTAACTTTTGAACCCCAACAAGAGCGTTTGGGTCTGGTGTAGAGGCATCTCTAGATTCATTGACGCCAGTTACATCTCTTATCATATTTAACCAATGATCATACTGTCTAGTTAAAGCTTGTAGTTTTGATTGACCAGAATTATTATTTAACTCTTGTATTGGAACCCTTGCATTATTAAACTCACCCTCTCCTGTATAACTTCTACCTACAACACTACCTGTAGCAAAATACATATCTATAGCTGCTTGTGCGTTATAAGTACCTCCATTACCTAAATCAACTTCATTAACTCCATCAAGATCTAAAAATATTCCGTCAGGAACCATTTTTTGTTGTATCTGTTGTATTTTTAAGTCAGTCATAGCTATTAAATCAGCATACTTAACCATTCTTTTAACAGTACTATCTATATTGCCTTTATACATTCTTGGAGCTGAAGCTATATAATTAGGCACTGTCCGTTGAAACTCAGACTCTGGCCTTACCATGTTTCTCATTAACTCCCACTTTAGTATTTTATTGGAACCTAATACCATAGCACCGTCATACCATACATCTATTCTTTTTTCAATTCTTTCAAAAAACTCAAACTCACCCTCTGGATTAAAGCTTTCGTCTCTTCTTATCATTCTCTCCCCACCGTTTTCAAGTATTTTCTTTTTATATATAAAATTTTTGTCTGTTTTATAGTTAAAAAATAAAACATTTACTACAGAGTTGTCATATATAGTATCATTAGAAGGTTTATAAATACTATATTCACTAGACCATGTTGTACTTAAATTAGATATTTCTTCTATATCTTGCTGTGTTAAATTTGGGTTTATTTTTTTTAATTCAGTTAAAGGTATTTGTTTTACTTCACCCCAATAAAAACAATCTGATAAATCAAGTTTTTCACTATAAGAATAAACTGTTTCAGCAGGGTCAACATTTTCTATTTTCACCCCTTCATTATACGAATAAGTGTGCTTCATTATACCTATTCCTAAAGTAGTTACATCATAATTAAAAACATCTCTTTTGTTGTTATAATCATTCATGTCAAAAATAGTAGATATAGCTAACTCTTCTGCTATTTCTATAGATGGTTTATATTCCATCTGCATATGAAGCTGTAATTCTTGATCGCTTTGAGGTAGTTTATCTGGATCTGTAGTAAAAGCATCTATACCTAAATTGTCTTTAGCTTCAGTTAAAATATCTTTAGCTAACATATCTTTTTCTAAATTAGCTTGATATGAATTTCTTTTGTCAGCCGACATAGCATCCTCAGCAAAAGCTCTAGGTGTAAATAACCTGTCAGACATACCATTAACTATTATATCCACAAACTTTGGTACAACAGCAGGAGGCTGCCAATTTAGATTTAATTGAGATAAATCACCATTTATCTCCATACCTTTTTTATATTTAGCTACAGATTGTTCTCCTCTAGCGTATAATCTTAAATTATGAAATTCACGTTGTTGATCGTAATATCTACAATTACTACCCTCCCTATTAAACCATTCGTATTGAATAGCTTGACCAACTTGTAAGCCATAGCTCTCAGTTGATTTTTCTGCATCCGTTGAATTAAAATTCGGAAATCCAGAATATGTAACTAAAGGCATTTTTTTATTCATAAACTTTATCTCTTGATTTGACTAATATTTCCAGAGTTGTCATATTTTACAAAGTTAAGCTTTATTTCTGACTTTTTTTTCTGAGGTATTAACTTATGCTTTCTAGTAGCCATAATAGCAAGACCAGAGCTTATAGAGGCATCATATTTAGTTCTATTATTAATATCAAACCTAGCCCAATCAGCAAGAGTTCTACTAAAAGGCATAGTACCACACTCAGTTGGGTCATCCCTATAAGTACCTTCTAAGTCATAGCCTACATATTGATTAATCCAAGATTGTATAGAGTCAGCGTGAACTTGTTTTACATCTTGAGATGTATTAGGTATACCTCCTAATTCTTTTTCTGACCTTGATAACTTATCATACGATTTATCTGGACGATTAAGAGAATATTTTCTATAACCTCTATTTTTTAAATGATATAAAAGTCTTGGTTTGTTATTTTCAACTAATATTGGCATACCATAAAAAACAATAGCCATAAGAACATCTTCAAAAAAATCTTCAGCAGTATTTGGTCTGTGTATATATTCTAAGAAAAATTCATTAGACGGACAATTATCATCCATATTAGTTTTAGTTAAACCATGTAACGCACCGTTAGAGGATCTACCTCCAACCGTTGCAGATATATCATAAGAGTCACAACCAAACAAACCAATATGTTCATTCCCAGGATACTTCATACCCCTCTCTACTCTTTTATTATTTTGCATATGTTTTGGGGGTATCCAAGAGACTATAAAGTTACCTCTAGGGTCTGGAGTCCAAATAACTTCAGAATCTTTTACACCTCCTTTCCAATGAAAATTACCCTTTGTTATAACCCTATCTTTTAATAAACCATCATTATATTCAATTTGTTCATATATCTTAGTTAAATTAAATATAGACGCTTTTGACTCGTCTCTGAAGGCATGGTTTTCTGTTCTAGGGTATTGTCTGTAATGCTCATTTAGTTCATCTGGACTATTTTTTAAAGCATCGACTTCGTTCTGCCAAAAGTCTATAGCACCCATATCTATCATTTCATCATCAACACCCAACACTGGTTTTTCTGGAGTGACAAATACAGGATGGCCATACTGATCTATAAACCCTTCCATATTATGTTCCATTGGTATAAACAAGGAGTACATACCACTCTTTGTTTGTCCGTTTTTAGACCTTATTCTTGGGTTAGAATCCTCGTATAAATCTTTAAAGTTTTGACCACCTTTGGCTAGAGCATTACAAGTAGAACCTGCAAAAACCTTACCTATAATTTTTTTACCTAAACGCAAACAAGTTTTTGTTACCCCCCAACTTCTTTTTATATTATTAGGCGCAACCCATTTACCAATCTCATCGTCAATTAATAATTTTAATTTTTCACCGTCATAACTATTATCATCTGTATTTTTCCAGTCAATAGAAGTATCAAGACCTTCAATGTCATCAACCTCATTTTTATTCATGTTTGTTTTTGTAATCTTTTTTGCTGGTATACTATACACAAGCTCTGTCTTAGGTTTATCCATACCAGACTGTATAGGTTTAAAAAAGAAAGGATAATTGTTAGATATTGGAACAACTTTATTTACAAACATTTTTTTAGCGTCATCTCCCGTTTTAGATAATATACCTATCCTAGAATCTTTCAGTAACGTAGCCATATCTACTCCTACTGAAGAGCCCATAAAAGAAAAACCTGAACGTCTTATCTTTAAGTATATCATCCCGTAACACCTGCTGTCTGCCTTACAAGCCTCCCAATAAATAAATAATATCCTATTTGCTTCTCTAAAATCAGGGTGGCCAACATCTATTTTAGTATGTTGAAGATACATATAATGATGGCCAGTTATGTATGTAGGTACATTATTATTAATAAACCAATACCCGTTATACCTAAGATTAAATTCACCCTCTATATAATCTACATATTTAGATTTAAAATCATTATCTCTAGATCTCCACTCGTTTATTGATTGTATTCTTTTTAGTTCTTTAGGAACCTCTGTAACCTCCCACTTATTAGCACCTTTTTTTAAATCTTTAGGTTTTTTTGGTAGAGCTATTTTAACGCCATTAATGTCATATATCTCTCCTATTGTACCATCTTTAGATATAACAACTATATCGTTTTTAGCGTTATACCCATACTCCCAAGCTTTCTTTTTATTTTTACTAATATACTCAGCCTTGGGTACATGGTTGTGCAACACGCTGTATAACTCATGCCATACAAATTTATTTTGTTCGTTCTTCTGCACTTAAAAAATCTGTTTTTTGTTTTAGCTTTACACCTTCATCCTCCTCTATCAGTTTATTTTCTTCTACTTGTATTCTGTCTAATATTTCAAAAGCATCAAATATAGCCATCTTTTTAGCAGCCGCAGCATTTTTTAATTTATCAGCAGCTAACGGGTCTTTACCTTTGACAACAATCTTTTCTTTAGCTACACGCATTAAATCTTGTGCAGCTTCTTTCCCTGACTCTATTAAGTCTTCTTT